CGAGCGAGCCGTTGCCCTGCGGCAGCGGGCCGACGCCGGGATTGTTGGCCTGCGGCTGGCCCATGAGGACGGTGCCGGTGCCGGCCCCGACCTGCATGATGCGAACCTCGACTTCGATTCTGACTTGCGACATGAGAAATCCTTTCCGCTATGCGGTCGACCGATCACGAAATGGACGGATAACCGCCTTTTCCCCCGTGTATTTCTCGACAATCTCGCGCTGCGTATCAGCCAGCGACAGAGTTTTCAACGCCGCAGATAAGCGTCGACTATACGCCTCGGCGGTTTCTCCCTGGAGCATACGAACCTCGGTCTCAATTCGTACTTGCGACATGACAAAATCTCCTCGCTCCGCTAATTACCTGGAAAGAAATTCCAAGTAATCAGTTAAAGGTTCCGGTGTTGGATGCTGAACATTCGATCCTCGCCATCTTGCGTTGATCCAATATACACCATCCTTCCATGAATTTGTACCCGATAACTCTTAACTGATCGAGCTGATCCGCCTTATCGGCCCCGCTCGGGCGCAGCCACTGGACGCCTTCCAGCTTCAGGCAGGCGAAGGCTTCGCGCCCGAAGATGTAGACGGGGTAGACGGTGACGCCGCTGGTCGGCGCGGCCGGCGGGATCATCTGGGCGCCGAGGCCGGTGATCGTCACGACGGTCCCTGGCGGGATCTCGATAGCCTGGCCGGCGAACGACCCCGTAGTCGGGCCGGAGGTGGTAAGGCCCAACTGCGAGGGCAGCGCGCCCGAACCGACGCCGACATAGACCGCGAAGGTGAAGCCAGGGGTCGAGGGCATCGTGACCTGGATGCCGCCGGTCGTGACCGAGATGTCGGCGGAGAGTTGCGAAATCCGGCTCTCGTAGAATTTGGAATCGTCCCAGCCGGTGACAACGAGCGTATAGGTGCCGGTGGTCAGGTTCCCGACGGCGTTCACCCCGGTCGGGGCGTCGGTGCCAAGCCAATTCGGGGCCATGTTGGTTTCGCAGAACGTGATCCCGCCCCAATAGCCCATCTGGTTGATGTAGAGGCGGTCGACATCCGACCGGCTCCAGGCGTTGACGACGGTCGGGTTGTTGCGCAGATCCTCGAGCGGGAAGATCGAGGCGACGGCAACATAGTGCTCGACGCCCTTGATTGTCTTCTCGGAATTGCGCGCGGTGTAGTCGATCGAGCGTTCGACGGTCTCGCCGGTCTGCCCATTCCATTTCTGCGCGCCGAGGTTCGAGAGGTTGGCGTAGGTCCGGTTGACATCAGTCGGGTTGAGGATGTCGGTTGCCGCGAGGCTGCCGCGGGCACCTACCGCATTCGCGTAGTTGACCTGCGTTCCGGCATTCATGTTGACGAAGCCGTTGCGCTCCTTCAACTGCGCGAGCTGCATCCCGAGCTGTTTCCCGGCCGCGCGCATCAGATCCTGTTCGGTCGTGATCGTAGCAACATCGGTGCCGACCCAGCGCCCCGCCCACTGAACGGCGGTGCCGGTGACTTGCGTAAAATCGAGGCTGTTGGGATTGGGCGGCACGCCCTCCGCGGTCGGGAACCGTGGCAGGTTCATGTAGTTCCAGCGAAACGCCTCCCACTGGACGCCACGACCGTGCGGGATCGTCTTCTTGTCGGAGAACTGATAGAGGACGAGATACCGCTGGGTCTGCTCCATCGCCTCTCGGGCGATGAAACGGGTCGTAATGCCGGCATACTGATTGCTTTGATTTGGGGTCGAACCTTGGGCCATGCCTCACGCCTCCCTTATGCGGGGGCGCGGTGGCCTCCCGCTACAAATCCCAGAGATTGAGTCCTCGGGCCGCAGCATCGGCCAGCGCCGCCTCATCGGCCTCCCGGCTGCCGGGCGCGGGCCTGCGCCCTCCCGGAGACACGTTGCTGCGAGCCCCGGTCGGCTGCGTCCGTTGCTGAGCAATGCGCGCCGCGGCCCCGTTACGCTGTGCCGCCGCCGCCCGCGCAGAACGCTCCAACACGTCGTTGCCCACGAGAAATTTGAGGATGACTTCGCGATCCGGGTTGCGGCCAGCCGCGCGCTCGGTCGCCAAGGTCTGCTCGACCTGGGAGCGGTATTGCTGGTGAACCCTGGATGTACGCGCCGCGATGTCATACGCCTGTTTGTCCGCCCTGTCGTTCGATCTGAACTCGATCTGCTGTAGCGCCGTTCCTACGTTCTGCCGCTCCCGCGCGACGATTGCCTGATACGCCTGCGCCGGAGGCATCAACTCCAACGACGCATAGAACTCCTGCTCTGCCCTCGCTTGCGCCTGGGGGTCGACCTGTCGCGCCTGCATTCCCTGTTGGAAACCGCGCGCCTCGGCCAACTCCCGCTCCAGGCGGGCCGCCCTTTCCTCCGCCTCCTGCCTCGCCCGTCGCTGGGCTCTGATGACCTCGGAGCCACCACCCGAGCGCCTCGGCGGCGGGAGGTCGTCAACTACTTCATCTTGACCTTCCGTCGGCTCGATCGGGTCCCCGTTTTCATCGACTTCAGGTTCGATGGCATTGCCATCGGCATCGACTTGAGGGGTTTCGTCTTCGACGATCGGGGCATCTTCCGGGCCAAGGACTTCCTCCTCGGGTACGTCAACAGGATCGGCGACCTCGCCGCGTGTGCGTGCCATTCTCTCTCCTCGGGGTGCGTTCCCCCGCTCGTTGCGGACTGCGATCGCCCGCTCGTGTATTGGCTATGCCGCTATATTTGGTACGTTGTCAAGTACGGCGAGGCATACTTACGACACCAGACTGCGGTCCCTGGTCGGGATGGGGCAAGCCAGGCGGGCGAGGCGGCGCATGCGGCCCCGCGGGCAGCGCGCCCGGTTGCGGGCCACGCGACCCCTGGCCGCCTGCCGGACCCACGCCAGTCTTCGCCTGGGCGGCCTGCATCGCCGCCATATTCTTCATCTGCATCATCTGGATGTGTGCCGCGATGTGCTCGCCGACCGTGCCGAACGGATCGCCGCTCATCTGCTTGTCGGCCATGTGGCTTTTCAGGTGCGGGATATCCTGATCGAGCGGGTGGACGTGCAGATGCTGGCCGCTGTTGAGGATTTCATTCTCCATCTCCGGGTCCATCGTCAGCATCTCGCGCTGGTTGATGAGCACCTGGTTGCCGAGGTAGGCCCCAAAGAGGTTCTGGTTCTGCATGATGACGAGCGGGGCGGGATCGAACTCGTACCCGGCCTTGGCGAGAGCGGCCTGCATCGCCGGCTGCATCAGCGCAGCCATCCATGCGGTGCCGGCCTGCGCCATCATCCCCGCCATCTTGACCTGCTCGGCACCGCGCCAGAGGAACGTGTAGCCGTTGCGGTTCTGCAGCGGCGGCACCTGTTCGAGCCGGGCGCGCACGCCCATCTCGCCGAATTGGCGGATCGTCAAATCGGTGTCGCGGAACTGATAATCGTAATCGACGATGAGCCCGAGCATCGGCGTGAGGATGCCCTCGACCGGCACCTTGACCCCTTCCGCCGTCGTCAGGAGGTCGACCTGCTGCTCCTGCGCCACCATCGCCTGATTGGGTTTCCCGGCGCGGGTCTGCTGCGGCAGCATCGACGGGTTGACGCCTAGCGACTGGAATATCGCGGCCAAAGCCATCTGAACACGGGTCTGAGCTCGGGGCGTGAGGTCGGGGAAAGTGAGTAGGCTAATGGCGTCTTTCCCGCCATCCCAGATCGCACCCACACCAAAAACGAGCGGGCCGTTACTTTTTTCTGGGTCTCGTAGAACGATGGGCGCCGCCGAGAGGGTCGCCGCGTCAGCCCCTTCGTTGATGGCGTCGTTCGCCTCATATTGGAGAGAATCAACATAGCTGATAAGGCTCTTTCCCTTGAAGACGCCGGGGGTTTTCTCGATCGGCACCGAAAGGAGCGGGCATCGGTCGTTCCAGTAGGGGTTGCGCTTGGCCCCGAGCTGCGCCCGGTTCGGGCCGAGGAAGACCCGGCAGAGCCGGTGGTTGCCATCCTCGCTGTAGCCGCCGTTCTTGTCGAGGGGTAGCGTCAGCCACACTTCCCAGACCGTCGCGCCGGTACCCTTGGGATGGATGCCGACCGCCTCGGCCAGGTGCTTCTCGACGTTGGCCTGATCCTTGGACACCTTGTCCATCGACTCTTTGAGCGCCTTGCCCTCGGGGCGCCGGATGCACCCCTGCTCGATCATCTGGTCGATCTTGGCCTTGGTCCAGTGGCGCACGATGGCGACACCGCCGCCAATCGCGAACGCCTCATCCAGCGAGTCGACATTGGCCGGCCACACCGCGACATCGTTATCGTGCAGCACGTCGAAGACGGGGCGCCCCTCGCGGATCAGCTCGGGCTCGCCCATGTCCTCGATGTCTTCGCCCGGGGCCTCCATCTGCTGCCCCGCGACCTCAACCCGGGGGCCGTGTGTTTCACGTGAAACAATCTCGCGTTCGAGCTCGGCCCAATCGAC